CTTCATCGGAAAGTCGGAAGAGTTGGATTACCACAGATTTCATAATATAGCCTCTCGTCATTCGTGAGTTGGATTGTCCAGATATTGTGGACGGGAATCATCGGCTCGTTTCTTGCCGATATTGTACTTCGCGACTAGCTGCCAGTCAGCCTTGTCCTTGTGGGGAAGAATCTTGATTTGGCTAAGAGGCGCAACAGGGTCCGCAGACTTCGGCGCATCGACAAGCTTACAGAGTCCCCATTCTGCCATCAGGTTCGCAATGGTGTTCCGGCGAGCAATGTCGTTCTCGGAAATGGACGCAGGCTTGCCGTCTAGCTCAAAGAGTTCCTTGAAGTGGACGATGTAATACTTTCCCTGCTTGTGGAGAATGTGGCAGGACTGGTAGAGGACGTTCTGATTCTTGGCTGCGACCCCAATACGGGTCAGGGTTTCGCGGACTTTCAAGAAGTCGTTCTTCTCTGCGAGAAGGACTTCGACAAGCTTTTCGATGCTCATGATTACTCACCTTTTTCTAATTCTAGCTTTAGTGAGTTGACCTGTTCAGTGGTGAGAACCCGAAGAGCCTCTAGAGCCTTTGCGTCTGAGTATCCATAGTATTCTTTTACGACCGCCAAATCAACTGTCTCTACCTTCTTAGCCCATTTCTGAAACGGGCGACGGTAAGGCTTAACAGTATTTAGTAGAAAGTCGTATTTGAGTCTGTTGTCGAGCGATGGGTAGTAGTTGACCGCATTGGCGTAGAACACCGTGTCGGGGAACTGCGACAGGGCGCGTCCTACAACGAAATGCGGGTATTGCCGTTCATCCTGCTCCGTGTGAAGACAGTGCTGCTTCGTGGACAGAATCGACGGAAGAATCTCTTTGAACAAATCGCTCATGATTTTTGTCTCTGCCACTGTTCGCACGCGGCTTCCGATAATTTCTTTCTAGTCTCTACACTTCTGTTGCGCGAGGCTTCACCGATTTTCTTTTTCGCTTCTTCGGTGTGTGGAACACCCTTCACTTCTCTTCGCTTCCACGCTTCTCGCATCTTGCGTTTTGTTTCTTCGCTTCGCTTCTCGCCGCGCCGCTTACCTTCATTACGCTTTCTTCTGGCTTCGCTCCACGCTTGCCACGCTTCATTTGTTTCGCCCATAGAAAGCAAATCAGCAGCGACCTTATCTTGCCACCGCCCATACTTTTCATACAACGCAAGGTGCGCAGCCGCATGTTCCTCTACACTCAACTCAACTAGGTTAGAGGGGTCATCGGTGCCACCCGCATGTTTTGGAACGATATGATGGATATGTTTCTTCATACCATTATATAGGCAGAATAGGTCAGCCATTAGCGTCGAACTCCGATAGATTCCCACTCAATATTCTTACAGTCTATACCAATTATGATTGTCGGTATATCCAAATCAGAGACTCCGCGTGCCGCTAGGTCGGTTGTAATCTGAGCAAAAGTTCCAACACCGGTACTCATGAATTTAGAGACAGAGGGCATGGCAACAACCTCAACACCACAGTCAATCAAACCCATCTTATAGAACAGTGGCATCTTCAACAGGATATCATAACCCATAAAGGCGTACTTACCAAACTGGATTTCCAACCCGACGCCGTTCTTTAGTCCATCAACCTCACGGAATTCCTTTCTTGAGTGTTTGATTCTGCGTCTGTTGTTATCCCACCCTAGCGGATATAGATGGTTCCTGATACCTTCATTCAGCAACTTCGGACAGAAGAGAGTACCATCTTTGGTCTTCTCTAGAGTCTTTTTCTTGAAGACTGTCTCCACGTTGAGGTTGCGAATTGCGGAAATGATTTCTGCATACTCTGTTGGATGATTCTTCCAAATAAAGGATTCACCATCCTTATGTGAATATACATCCCTGATGATCATTACGCAAACTCACACTCAGCCATCATTTCAGTGAGGCACGCCGTCAGGTTCAATTCCTGATCAGCCACAAACGCAGCCTGATACTGGTACTTCGCGAGGATGATGACCGCAGGCGGGATGCTCTCTTTCTTGAGAATCTCGTACAGGTGATCGTAGATGCGGCGATACAGTCGCGCAGCATCGTCGTTACCGTTCTGAGCAACCCACTGACGCATCGAACGGAAGTTGCGATCCTTGAGGGACGCGACCAGTTCTTTCAGGGATACGTCGGACGATACCGAAAGAATGCCTGCGTCTACTGTGCCACGGTTCGCATAGGTCTGTAGCTCGTTGATCGTCTTGCGGAAGTCAGGAAAGAACTTCATGATGAAGTCGGGCAGAACCTTGAGGTCGAATGAAACTTCCTCTGTCTTGAGGATGTGGTCGATGATGCGCATGAAGTCACGCGCCATCTTCGGCTTCTCTTCTGGCTTTAAGCGATAGTCGATGACCGTACAGCGAGAGTGAATCTCGGGGATGATACGGTTCTTGTGATTACAGGTGAAGATGAATCGGCAGTTGTCTTCGAACTCTTCTAATGCGCCACGCAACGCAGGCTGTACCGAATTCGCATTCAGGTAATCAGCTTCGTCAATGATAATGGCTTTCTTGCCGCCCATGAGAGACATGGACGATGCGTAACCCTTGATCTTCATGCGGAAGGTGTCGATGCCGTTTTCATCGGAACCGTTGAGGAACAGGTAGTCCATCCCCAACTGCTCGCACAGAGCCTTTGCCACGGTGGTCTTGCCGGTGCCTGCGGTGCCTGCGAGAATCAGGTGAGGGAACTCACCCTTGTCTACGAACTCCTGAAAGATGGTCTTCAAGCGTTCAGGAAGGACGCACTCTTCAATCGTCTTCGGACGATACTTCTCAACCCATAGCGAACTCATAGTATAACCTCAGAGACAACCGTTGCGGTCAGTCTAATTTTCACAACCTTCGCACGCGGATAGTCGCGGCGCAAGTATTCAATTTCATCTAGCTTGTAAACGATGGGATTTCCCGGTTCGAACTCCTCAATCTTACCACGCTTGACTACACCATAATACTCTCTTGAGTGGCGATAGTCAAGATGACTTTCCGAAGTCGTCGCGGTATGAGCCTTCTTTCGCTTTGCGCTTTTTGATTTTGAGGTATTCACGGTAGAGGGGTCGCCAGAGGGGAGGGATTGCGAACTGTAATCCACGCGCTTCTATTAGTCCGAAGACATGGAAGGTATAGTCACTGATAACGGGAGTGTCGTCATTGCCGGTTTTCAAGAGAGGACACCCTTAACCCTACTTAACCTAGGGTGCCGTTATAGTTGATTGAAGCGGCGGAACTGTCGTTCTATTGCTTCCAGAGCAACCAACAACTCTCTTGACTGGCGAGAGATACGATCCATCACGCCACGATCTAGCATGGGTGGTGGAACCTTTTCGTTGCTCAGTGTGTTCTTCTGTTCTGGACCGAAGAGACTGTCTGCTCTCATACCGATAGCTTCGGTCAGTTGTCCGCTGACTTTCAATGCCTGATCAAGTCGATTGGTGATCTGATTCGTGAAGGATTCCTGTACGGCTTCGCACGCCTGATCACGTTCGTCATACACCGCAGGACCGTACTGAGCGGGAGGCGCATTAGGGTATCTGCTATCGTATTGGTTCATTTCGTCACCGCGTCATAGGTGGAGTTGATTTCTTCCTGTTCCGCACGCTCTTCTTCGATGTTCCGCTTGTGGAAGATACGAGCTAGCTTGCGAGTGATGCGCTTGTTCATTTCGAACTCGGTAGCGCAACGATCCACTACCGCCCGAATCTGGTCGCGTTCTGCTTCCATACGGGTGAGTGAGTTGGAGATTTCCTGTAGACAGGACTTGATTGCGACTTTCTGCGTGTGTGTAAAATTAGCCATGGTAGCCTCAGTAAGTGGAGAGATTGTCTTCAATCGCTACGTAGTATTCGACTGGCTTCTCGGTGTTTTCGAACTTGGACAAACCCTTGCGGAGTTTGACGCGGTACGAGCCGTCGAGGAACTTCCAGTTTTCGATCTTGATGACGTAGGTGAACTTGCTCTTAGTCTTCGCAATCTCTGTAGATGACAAGTCAGAAGAGCCGTCCTTAACGTCGGTCGAGCGAATGTAGACATTCTTGCCGTCGCCGTGGAAGATCATGTAAGGTGAAGCGGAGATACCCGCGCTCTTACGCTGCCAGTTGAGGTCTTCTGCGGACAGAAGAAACTCATGCTCCGGATCGTCCAGAGCTATGACCTTGTTCGGGTCTGGCGCGGTAATGACTTTGGGTGACGAATAGATGATGTAGTCAGTGCGCCGCTTGTCCGCACTCTTGAAGACTACGCGATCCTGCTCAAACTCTAGCTCCGCGTCCCGATACAGGGAGAGCTTGGCTAGCAGCTTGTTCAGGTCATACAATGCGAAATCGAAAGGGAAGGACTCTGCCACTCTTGCTTTTGCGAGGATAGTCTTTCCTGTTGTAATGGTTGTGAGTTCACTACCCTTTCGAAACTGTAGCGACTGGTTTAGGGTCGCAAAATTCTTGAGGATTTCAATTGTCAGTTCACTTAGCTTCATAATAACTCCAAAGGTTGATTCAGTATATCACACGTTGATCAGTTTGACAACCTTTTTCTCAAGGTCTTCAAGTGAAGTTGAATTAGAAACCTCTTCATCAAACTTCTTACCGATCCATGCCCACTCACTGTAATGGACATTAGGATACTTCTTCATCTGCTGAATGGAACCGTCCCATGAGGTCATGACGTTGTAGGCTTCCGCCGTGTCATACCATTCAGGGTCCGGACCCCGCTTGACGCGAATGACCTTGCCGCCTGTTTCGCGGATCAGGTCAATCTCGTTAGGGAATCGAACGTCAGCGAGGACGTAGTGCTTCTCAGGGTCGGTGCGACGAATGAATGAGAGAACCCAAACGTCACGGTGAAAGACGTTGCGACCAGACTCCGTACCCATTAGTTGAAGCGCGAGTCGAGGAGAGAATTCGCGCCCAAGGGCATTTGACCACCACGTATCCGGAGTCTCCCGCCATAGACGGGACTCTGGTGTGTCCCCTTCTAGCATCTTACGATCCCATCCGAAGATAGGAGCCACAGCGTCTTTCACCGCATTGGCAAAGGACTCTTTATGGAAGCCGTGTTTACGTACCAGAATGTCGGCTACCGTACCTTTGCCAGAACCAATAAACCCAACTAGACCAATGATCATTACAAAGTTCCCACGTAGTTTGCAACGGCAGCCATATCACCCGCAAAGGCATAGGTGCCAATGTGGTGAGTCTTCATCCAAGGGCATAGCCAAATTTCGCCATTGATCTTCCGCCATAGCTGACAGAACATGTAGTCTTCCGAAAGGTAGCGCATCGTGCCGCCGCCAGTATAGGATTCCTTCGTGTCGATCACGGTGTCGAAGTACGCATGAATCATGCGCGTGCCGTCGAAGTTCGCTTGACCAACATGGTCCGGACGGTATTCGATGCCGGGGAAAGCTTCCTTGAGCTTGTCGAAAACTTCACGCTTGACTAGCATGTAGCCAGTGCCGATTTCCAGAACGGAGATTGGATCACCAATGCCAAACTTCTCGGTGCCGGGGACTGGATTGAACACAAAGTCACCCGCGACCTTTTCAAGTTCAGCCGGTGCTAGGTTTGGATTCTTCTTGATGGCTTCGATGACTGCGCCCCACTTGATGCTCTTCTTCGGGTAGGGTCCACCGATCACATCCTTCTTGAGTGCGATCAATGCGACAACATCGCGAGGGTCGTAGTGAATGTCAGCGTCGATGAATAGGAGGTGCGTGAAACCGGAGCGAAGGAATTCGTCTACCAGATAGTTTCTTGCGCGTGTGATTAGAGATTCGTTGAAGATGAATGAGAACTTCACTTCGATGCCGTAGGCGGCACAACACGCTTGTAGGTCTAATGCTGACTTAGCATACATGCCGTGGCACATGCCACCGTACATCGGTGTCGCTACGAATAGCTTGACCTTTTTCAGTTCGTCTTGACTAATTTCAATCTGCATAATTGCGACTCCACTCAGAGATAATGATGATGACGAGTTATATAGGACAGTTTACATCATCCTCTGACAAAAGTAAACCCGAAAACGAAGAAAGCCCCTCAGAACAAGGGGCTTTCTTGAAGTCTTCTATTAGACTTTCTTCTCTCTTAGCGAATGTTCAACGCTGCGATTGCTGCGGTGTCATTGCCACGGCGCAGTTCGCGGGTGTAACGCTTCGACGGAGTGCCGAGGCGATAAACGCGAAGCGTCTTGCCCTCGTAGCTCTTCTTATTGCGCCAGATTGGGAACCCTTCAAGACGCAGCGTGTTCACGGTCTTGACAACCGTGGACGGCGACACACGGAAACGAGCCGCAGCCTGCTTGCTAGTGAACGTATTGAAGACCGGATTATCAAAACTGCGTAGCAGCTTTTCGCGAAGTGTAAGACTCATAAGATATAGACCTCAAGTAGACCCGCAGAATTAGATGTTGAACGGGCTGCGGTTTACCCATTACAGAATCATTATAGCAGAACGGGTGGAAGAAGTCTAGAGTCTTTTCCAGACGTAGATCATGTCCTGTTTCTTAGTGTTCATCTTCTGACCCAACTGTTGTTTCAATGGTTCGCTCTTATCACACTTAGGATTACCGTAGCCGATCATCGCATCATACATCGTCGGGGAAATGTTGAAACAGACATGACCACCTTTCTTGATGTGCTTCATACACCGCTCCCAAAGTGGAATCAGGAATTCGGTGTAGTATGCGTGCCTGCTCTGGAAAGGCGGCATGTGTTCGTAGAGTTCCATATTGATGTACGGTGGACTCGTCAGCACATGGTCGTATTTGAACTGTCGGAATGGAACTTCAAAACAGGAGTCGAAGATCATTCGCAGATTCGGTTTGTAGAGCGAACCGTCCTGTTCGTTCAGGAATCGCGTCATCTGGTCGTAAGCATACTTCATTTCAACGTTGGTGTCAATCCCGACGTAGGGTATCCCTAGTGACCACGCGGCGAGCATACGTCCACCCCAACCCGCAGTCGGGTCTAGGACTGACGTTGCGCCATATTTCGCATACATGTATTTCGCAGTAGTCGCCTTGAACATGACCACCGCGCCGAGATTGATGCGGAAGCATTCGTAGACGTTACCCGCCGCAGTGCGTCCACCACGATTGCGCTTGCGCGTGTTGTCGATCAACTGTTTCCACGAAACGGGGTCTTCCCACAGGTCATAGATTGTCTCACCGTCCTGACGGCGGCAGCGGAGAAGATTCGGCAACTGGAAATGGTAGAGGAACGGGTTCCCGGCGAAACTGTTCTTATTCGTCTTAGGGTTGAATCGCTTGACGTTCTCAAGGTCGCGGATCAACTCAGCGGTTGTAATCCGCTTGTGATTCTCTACGTCCTGAATCGTGACCGAATCTAGGTGGAGGTTAACCGGTTTCAGTGCTTTCATTTCTGCTAAGTAGAATAACTGTCTTACCCGTCTTACGAGCATACCGTACAGTATACCACGTTCCGCTGCGCTTTTCCTCTTTATTTGACTTAGGAGCCGCGATCATGCCGATTGTGGAATCCACGATATGTCGATCCCGCTCAAGGTAGTCCATCGGCGCGAGGTAGATGCCCTTACAAAAAGCACGCATTCGCTGAACAATCGGCGGGTGAATGACTATTTCGATTCCGAGGGAATGCGCAATCTCATGCGCTTCCGCATCCGCGCCCAAGCAATCGCCATGGTGAAACACCACTTCGTCACCGGTTCTGCCTGCGGTCACAACCGCAGATTCCAGATAGACTCTCAGCTTTCTTTTCTGGAATTCCGACATGCCCTCGCGGGTGCCAGTGAATCCAATGTGACGTTCAACCATCATTCATGTCCTAATGCGCAAGGGTCTTCATACGTCTTGCTATTGAGGTAAGTCTGAAACGCAATCGTGGCGCGAGCCAAGTCGAGTTGACGCATCAAGGAACGCTCGCGCTCTTTCAGGCGAGCGATTTCCTTGTCCTTTTCTTGTTCGGTCATATTAGGCTTCCGGTACGAGGAATTCATGATTGTGGACCGTTTCATCGAAGACAAGCATCGGTGACGGCGACTGCGCAACCTGTTCGTAGTGAACCTTCGTCTTGCGGTTGAACGCATCGACAACGTAGCACTTCTGCGCTTCATCCCTGTAGATCGAAACCGGAGTCTTGTACTTCGCGGTGAGCATCGTCACCATGTCTTCGAATTCGGCAGCTTCCGGCATCCTTGCTTCCGCGACCATCTTAAACGCTTCCGCATCGACCTTAGTGTACAGGTCAAGGAAGACGGTCTTCGTTTCGGTGTCGAACCGGTTGAGGCACTTTTCGATTGCCTTCATGCGGTTCTTTTTGAAGATTTTGAAAGCCTTCGCAATGTGGACAAGGCGGCGCGTGGACACAAGTTCGTCAACGGAACCGTCCGCGAATGCCTTGCGAATGACTTCCGCCCAAGTGACCAGACGTTCGATAAAATCGTCGTCCTGAACTTCAAGCGAGTCGAAATTCTTTTGGAGAATCTTGCGTTCGGTCTTGAGGTCCGGATACTGCTGCTCTTCCGTAAGAGCGAAACGCTCAAGCATGGCTTCGTTCATGATGTTCGCACCGAGGTAGCGACCATCCGCGTCACCCTTACCCTTAGTATTGGCAGTGGCGATAACGTTGAAACCCATCGCAGCGTGAATGACTTCGCCGGTCTTTTTGTCGAAGTACGGCTTGCCTTCCAGAATCGGCTGTAGGCACAAAAGGTCTTCGGTGCCGAGGTCAACTTCGTCCAGAAGTAGAATCGCACCACGGCGCATTGCG